AGAACATGAAGCATATAGAAGAGTTTATGAAGCATTAGGTACTAAACAAATTGATACTTTATTAAAACCACCACCAAAACAACCAGAACCTATGGATCCGGCTAAAGAAAATGCACGTGCATTGCAAATGAATTTACTTACTGCGTTTGAATTTCAAGATCATGACGCGCATTTGGCTGCTCACATGGCATTTATTAATTCCAGAATGGTTCAAATTAACCCCCAGGTGTATGCATTACTTCAATCACACATTTCTGATCACATTTCTTTTAAAGCAAGAAAAGAAGTGAATGCAATGATGGAACAAAATCCTGAAACAGCACAATTACAACAACAAGATCCACAACAATTTAAGATTTGGTATGATGCTGAAGTGGCAAAAATGGCTGCGCAGATAACACAAGAGCTTGTACAAAGAGAAATGGCTTCAAATGCACAAAAACAAGATCCATTAGTAAGAATAAAACAACAAGAAATAGATTTAAAAGCTATGGACTTACAAAGAAAAGAAAATGAAATGAATTTTAAACAACAACAAGAAAATATTAGAGAAGCAAATAAATTAGAGTTCCAATACGACAAATTAAGAACGCAAGATGCACAAGCGGATGAAAGATTAGATGTTGCAAGAGAAAAACTTGCCCAAAAATAAGAGGAAAGGATTAAGCGGGGGAGTGAGATATGGACCGCCACCTAAAAAAGGACCTTGCCCACAAGGTTTGACAATGGTTGGCAATAAATATATTGAACTAGGAGCTAAATCTGCCAAATCTAGAAAAAAATCTATATAATTACGATAAATTACCTAAAACTTTAAAAATAATTTTTTTAGCTGGAGTTTTTGACGGCGAAGGTAGCTTTGGTATTTGGTCAAAGTGGAAAAAAAGAAAATATCTAGCTTGTACCGTTGAAACAACTGATAAAGACATGGTTAAACGCTTTCATGACATGTTTGGAGGGTCTTTTTATTCTTGTAAAAGAAGGAAAGAACATCACAAAGACACCTGGAGGTGGCGTATCAACGGCAAAGGGGCTAGAAGAACTCTAGATAAAATGGTAAACTTATTATGTAAACGAAGACAGGAGAAATATAACAATGTGGTTGAGTGCCTTAAAATTAGCAATTAACGCGGGTGGTAAAATTTACGCTAATCGTCAAAAGACGAAGATGGCTATGTCAGATGCACAATTGATGCATGCAGAACGTCAAGCTCGAGGTGAGGAAGCTTACCAGGGCAAACTTTTAGAAGCCCGTCAAAACGACTACAAGGACGAGGTGGTCCTTGCGATTTTAACGCTCCCGATTTTGGTGCTCGCCTATGGGGTCTGGTCGGACGATCCGGCCGCTATGGACAAGATAAAAGTCTTCTTCGAGCATTTCCAAGCACTGCCGAGCTGGTTTACAAATTTATGGATTCTTGTCTGCGCGAGTATTTTTGGCATAAAGGGAACACAAATCTTCAGAAAAAAATAAGTCATGTTTTATTAATTTGCAAAAAAATTAAAAACTTATATATTCCCTGGCATGGCAATCAGAGGAGATAGCACAGAATATAACCTTTTAAAGGAATGGTGTGAAACTTTACCTTTTTTTGAAGAACCAAAATCAGTTACAACTTGTGAAATAGGTATTAGAGAAGGTCTTGGTTCAAAAATAATTATAGCAGGTATTAAAAAAAGAATAGGATTCATTCCTTATAAACATATTGCCATAGATCCATACGGTAATTTAAAGTATCAACATTACGATAAAGGACCAGCCTATACGGCTGATTACACAGATAGTATGCGCCTCCAGATGGAAGAAGATTTTAAAGAGGAAGAAAATTTTAAATTCCATCACATGACAGATATTGAATTTATGAATACTCATATTAATTCTGGTCCTTATGATTTAGTTCATTTTGACGGTCCCCACATGACTAAAGATGTTTTAAGAGAAAGTATTTGGTTTGCAGATCGATCAAGAAAAGGAACTAGGTTTATTTTTGACGATTATACTAAATTTGAAATGGATCAAATAGCTTTTGTTTTAACACATTTTGGTTTTAAAACTTTAAAAGCTGGTGAAAATAAAATTTGTTTACAAAAAATATGATGGATCCATTTACAATATCAAAGGTAATTCAAACCGTAAATAAGCAACTTGAAACTCTTAAACAAGCCGCTATATATAGTGTTGACACGATAGAGAAACTACAATATGTTAGAGGGCAAATCAAATCTTTAGAAGATTTGCAACAGGAACTAAAAGACCTGCTGAATAAACAGGAGTTAAGCGATGCAAACGTCCACGGAGAAACCGAAACGGACTGAGAAATTAAAAGACTCGTATAAAACAGAGGAAGAAGTTTCTACAGTTCTAGATCCAAAAGCGATCACTGATTCACTATTAGAAAGACTACCTAATCCAACAGGGTATAGAATGTTAATTCTACCTTATGCTGGACCTAAAAAAACTAAAGGTGGTCTTATTTTAGCGGATACAACACAAGAAACCATTCAAATGACTACCGTGTGTGGTCTTGTCCTTAAAATGGGTAATCTTTGTTATCGAGACAAAGATAAATTTCCACTTGGTGCGTGGTGTAAACTTAATGATTGGGTAATTTTTAGCAGGTACGCCGGTTCAAGATTCAAAATTGAAGGTGGGGAAGTAAGAGTGCTCAATGATGATGAAGTTATAAGCACCATAAAAGATCCACGTGAAATTTTGCACCATTATTAAGGAGGAAAAATGGCTGAAGAAGAAAAAACTCCCCAAGTGGAGTTAGACACGGATGGTGTCAAAGAAGAATCCGTTGAAATTAAAGAGACACCAAAGGAACCAGATGCTACTGAATTACCAAAACAAGAAGTAGATCTAGGTTATACAGATCACGCAAAAGAAAAAGATCGTGGTTCTGATATCTCTTATGAAAATGAAAGGCAAACTAAGTTAGAAGAACAACCGAAGGAGGAACTTCAGGAATCTGAAGATTCGAAACCGGAGGAAGAAGGTTTAAAAGATTATTCTGACAAAGTTCAAAAAAGAATAAAGAAGCTTACATTTCAAGTAAGAGAAGCTGAGAGAAGAGAAGCTGCGGCAATGGATTATGCCAAAGGTCTTAAATCTAAGTATGAAACTGTTCAAGATAAATTTGATGAGACTGATACAAATTACTTGAAAGAATATAATGCAAGAATTGATTCAGAAAGACAACAAGTCAAATCTTCATTAAAAGAAGCAATTGAATCTCAAGATGCAACTAAAATTATGGAGGCTAACGATCAGTTAACCAAGCTTGCAGTTGAGAAAGAAAAAGTTTCTATGTCTCTAAATGAAAAAGAGGCCAGAAAAAAACAGTCGGAATCTGAAGTAAAGCAACCAGAAACCCCTATTGAACAACCACCAATTAGTGATAAAGCTCGAAGATGGGCTACTGATAACGAATGGTTTGGGAGTGATAGAGTGTTAACTGGCGCTGCTATGAGTATTCATGAAGATTTACTCCAGCAGGGTATTGCATCAGATAGCGACGAGTATTATAATCAAATAAACAAACGTATGAGAGAGTATTTCCCTCAGAAATTTGCACAATCTACTGTTGAAGAAAAGAAAGAAGCACCCGTCCAAAATGTTGCTTCTGTTAGCAGAAGATCAGGTGGACGCAAGTCTGTGAAACTCACTAAATCACAGGTAGTTATCGCTAAGAAATTAGGAGTGCCACTAGAGGAATACGCAAAATACGTGAAGGAAGGAGCATAACATGGAAAAAATAAAAACTTCACGCGAGTCTGAAACGAGAAAAAAAGAATCTCGTAAGAAAGATTGGACTCCACCATCTAGTTTAGATGCACCAGCTGCACCGCAGGGATATGTCCATAGATGGATAAGAACTGCAACAATGGGTTTTGAGGACGTAGCAAACGTTTCGAAAAAACTTAGAGAAGGTTGGGAATTCGTGAAAGCCGAAACACTATTAAGTGAAATAGGTGAACATGATTACCCAGTCATCAATGAAGGAAAACATGCTGGACTCATCGGAATTGGTGGCCTTGTGTTGGCAAGGATACCTTTTGAGATATTGAAGTCACGTGCTGAGTATTTTAGAAAAATAACTCAAGATAGAACGGACGCGATAGACAGAGATCTTATGAAGGAACAACACCCGGACATGCCGATCAATATTGAAAGGCAGTCTAGAGTTACCTTTGGGGGTTCTCGTAAAAAATAATAATTTTTTTGCGATACCTACTTAAGTAGCTTGGATTAATAAATAAGTTAAAAGGAGAAAACAACTATGGCTAACGTAAGTGAAAAGTACGGTCTAAGACCTTACAGAAAACTTGACGGTACACCATTAGTAGGTGCTCAAAACAGATATACGATTGCAAGTGGATACGCTACTGCGATTTATCAAGGTGACTTGGTAGAACCTCTTGCGAGTGGTAACATTCAAAAACATGGTGCCAATACATCGGATGCTGTTGTGGGCGTTTTTAACGGATGTTTTTACACTGATCCAACTACTCAGAAGCCAACTTGGAAAAACTATTACCCAGGATCGGTTACAGCAAGCGACATTACGGCGTTTATTGTTGATGACCCAGATGCTGTGTTCTTAGTTGATGCAGATGAGGCTTTTACTAGAGCAGATCTTTTTAAAAACTATTCTGTTACAAACACTACTGGTGTTACACAGACAGGTATATCCAAAGCACAACTTGATGTTAGTGTTTCAGGAACTGCGACAACTTTTGCTGTTCAAGCAATCGATATTTCGCAAGATCCAGACAACTCTGACACAGCTAATGCTAATGCGAATGTACTTGTTAGAATAAACAACCACTTCTACAAAAGTGGTACAACAGGCTTAGCTTAATAGGAATAGGAGATAAAACATGGCAATATCACGAGCACAACTAGTTAAAGAACTAGAGCCAGGTTTGAATGCGCTATTCGGCCTGGAATATAGTAGATATGAAAATCAAGACAAAGAGATTTATACTACTGAAACATCTGACAGAGCTTTCGAAGAGGAAGTAATGTTAAGTGGCTTTGCTTCTGCACCGGTTAAACAAGAAGGTGCTGGAGTAGTGTTTGATCAAGCTGAAGAAGCTTTCACAGCTAGATACACACACGACACAGTCGCTTTAGCATTCTCAATTACTGAGGAAGCGATCGAAGACAACCTATACGATAGACTTGCAGCTAGATATACTAGAGCACTTGCAAGATCTATGGCAAATACGAAGCAAGTTAAAGCTGCAAACGTATTGAACAACGGACAAGTAACTACTGTAACAGGTGGAGACGGCGAATCTTTAATTGGAAACGCACACCCACTTGCAACTGGTGGAACTTTTTCTAATGTTCTTTCAACTGCTGCAGACTTAAACGAAACTTCGCTTGAGCAGTCGTTAATCGACATTGCTGGGTTCGTCGATGAAAGAGGACTAAAAATTGCAACGTCAGGCAGAAAAATGATAATTCCAAAAGAATTACAATTTACTGCTGAAAGATTGATGAAGTCCCCTCAAAGAGTCGGCACAGCAGATAACGACATCAACGCTATTAGAAGCATGGGAATGGTTCCAGAAGGATTTGTTGTAAACAACTTCCTTACTGACACTGACTCATATTTCTTATTGACTGATGTACCTAACGGGTTCAAACACTTTGTTAGATCACCAATCAAAACAGCGATGGAAGGTGATTTCGATACTGGTAACGTTAGATTCAAAGCTAGAGAAAGATACTCATACGGTTGGAGTGATCCAAGATGTGTATTTGGTAACGGAAATTTACCAACTAGCTAATACTAATTACAGTATTAACAATTAATAATTAGGGGCGGTGCAATTTGCATCGCCCCTTTTTTTATGCTACTAGGGGATATGGAAATTCTTAAAGAAATTGTCTCCGAAATTCCTCAAAAATATTTTTTCATAAAAGCTAAAATAGATATTGATTCAGAATATTTAATTAAAAAAATTGAAGAGGGAATTAAATTAGAAAATAATTTAAATTATAAAACTAATGTTAAAGGTTTGGTAACATCTTGGGATTATTTTTTAACCGACGAAAAATTTCTAGTGCCTTTATTGAATATATTAAATTTATATGATGATTTAGCCGCTAAACATCATTATTTTAAAAAGAATTATTTCTTAAAAGATGCATGGGGTATTAAAGAAAATCAATCTCATTATACTATGAGACATGATCATATTCCTTCACTTGCATCGGGGGTTATTTATTTAAATAAACACCCCCAAAAGTTACATTTTCATCAAATTAATGAAATAGTAGATTGTTTTGAGGGTTCTTTTTGCCTTTTTTCTTCTTTTCTAGACCACAATAGCTACCCCTGGCGAAACTTAAATACAGAACCTAGATACGGTATATCCTTTAATTTACATGAGAAAGAAACTACTAAGTAGTAGAAAGTCCAGTATTTTTATTGTATAATTTTGACACTATACAATTAATCAGAACATAGACGAGTATAGTCGACGGCCTAGAGACTATGTTCAGAAACTAGGAGGATATTATGGGCGTAACTACATTTTCGGGACCGGTAAAAGCGGGAACCGTAAGAGAAGGAGCGAGCGCAAATTTGGGATTTGTAAAAATGTCTCAAAGTGCAGCTTACACTCAATCAACTGCAGCAGCGAGTACAGGAATTATAATTCCAGCTAACTCACAAATAACAG